CCCGGGCGAGCTTGCGGCCTTCGGAAGGAAGCTCGGCCTCAAAGCCGAGTGGATCCGCCGCGACTTCGGGGTCGAGCACTTCCGGATAAACGCCATCAAGCGCCGCGAGGCAATCCAGAAGGGGGCCCGCGAGGCGAGCATGAAGGAGATCGTCGCAACAGCTGCATAACCCCCGTTCCGGGCGCGAAAAAGGAGAGAGACAATGACCGCAAACGACTTCAGGGAAATCGAGCTTTCCAAGCTCAAGCCCAACCCTTGGAATCCACGTAGCGATGAGGATTTCCGGGGATCGGACTTCGAGGAGCTCGTGTCCAGCGTGCGCGCCAAGGGCATCCTGTCGCCCATCCTGGTGCGGCCCATCAAGAATTACTACGAAATCATCTTCGGCGAGCGACGCTTCCGCGCCTCCTGCGTCGTCGCCAAGGAGAACGGCGGCATGGCGACAGCGACAATCCCGGCCATGGTGCGCGAGATGTCCGACGACGACGCCTTCGATGCATGCCTCATCGAAAACCTGCAGCGAAAGGATCTCACCGAACTCCAGGAGGCCAACACATTTAAGACCTGGGTGGATCGCCGGGCGAAGAAGGACCGCAAGGCCGACGTCATCCAGGACCTGGCCGAACGCACCGGCAAGGGAGCCCGCTACATCCGCCGTCGCATTGCGATCCTTGCGCTGCCCCCCGAGGTCCTCAAGGCCTGGGACAAGGGAGAGATCACGATCGGCCACTGCGAGCAGCTCACCCGCCTGACCGACAAAAAACAGATTCTCGATTACCTATCAAATTGCACCGATCGTTGGGAGCCGCTGAAGGTCTCGGAGCTGCGCGACGAGATCGACTCCCTGGCCGTCCCCATGAAGAAGCCGTGGTTCGACATGGCCAAGGCTGGCTGTAATACATGCCAGAAGAATACCGACGTCCAGAGGGAGCTGCTCTTCGGAGACGAGATGGAGCAGAAGCGCTTCGGTTCGTGCCTCGACCCGCAATGTTACGAAAGACGCCAGCGCGAGGCCCTGGTTGCCGGATGGGACGAGAAGTTCCGAAAGAAATGGGGCACCAACGGCTTCCGGTTTGAGAGAGACTTTCAGTCCATCACCGAGTGGGGAAAATTCAACGGCAAGCGCGGCGCGAACTGGAAGGACGTCGCCGAGAAATGTCTTTCCTGCGAGCACTTCATCACGATCCTGGAGACCTCGGGCATCCCCGCCTGGGAGCAGGCCTGCGCCGATATCGCCTGCTACCAAAAACTGAAGAAGCCAGTCCAGCCGTCTCGGCAGCAGCGCAGCTCCAGTCCTGACCGAGTGGCCCCGGATTCATCGGGCGATTCCTTTCCCCAGGCTCCATTGACGGAAGCCCCCGGCAGGGTCGAAAATCCCGCGCCCCGCGCCTCTTGGCATGGAAGGCACTTCCGCGAGGAGTTTTTCAAGGAAATTCTGCCGAGCTGGATATCGAATCTCGAGCCCGACAGCGACCGGTGCCTTCGCATTGTCCTGGCCGGGATCCTCAATAGCAATTTTAGCGCCTTGGAATACTTCCGCAAAATGGAGATGACGAGCGCCAGGCCCTCACGCTATGGCCGTTACCATTTCGAGGCGGCCGACTGGAAATTCATCGAGGGGATGGACGGCGCGGCCCTCCGGACGTCCCTGAAGGCCTTGGGTGGCTATATTGCCATGCAGACGGACAAGACCTCGCACGAGACCCGCTGCGCCATCGCCGCCCATTTGGGCATCGATCTGGCCCGCGACTGGCGCATCAATCAGGATTATCTCGACAAGAAGACAAAGGCGGAGATCCTGGCCTTCGGCGAGCAGCTGGGGATTTTCGCCGACCCGAAGGCCGAGGCCTTCCTGAAGAACGTCCTGGGAAAGCGCAAATTCAGCGCCCTGAAAAAGTCCGAGCTCGATCGCGTAATCCTCGAGAGCGGCGTTGACCTAACCGGGAAAGTTCCCGCCGAGATACTGGGCATGAATGTCGATCGCGGAATGCATGATGAGTTGGATCGTTGTCCACGTGACGCCAACGGGCTATGCGGCTACATGCGCCGCCGGACTTGCCCCCATCAGGGTGAGATGCTGTGCTGCGAGGAATGCCCGGATCACCCGGACACCTATATCGGGGACGGATACGAATGTTCCGGTGCATGTCCGGTACCCAATGGATTGCGCCCAGGGGCAGCAGATCAGGGAGGAGATGAATATGGCAAGCAAAAGAGGAATCTGCGCTGGCTGCGGCAAGGAGCGGTCATTAGCGGCGCACGGCAAATGCTGGAAGTGCAACGGTTATATTTACGGAACGAAGAAGGTATCCAGTGATGGGGGGATGGAAAAGAAACAGCATCCCGATGCTGAGAAACGCGAGCAACTCAAGACGAAGATCCGCGCCCGTCTCGCCAAGAAGTGCGCGGAGAAGGCGTCCGCATCCGCCATCGTCATCGACAAACTGCCCGACCCGCTTCCAATTGCCAAGATCCAGGGCCAGGCCGCTTTGCTTTCGCCTGATCCTCGGATCGTTCTTCTTGATTTCACCCTTCCAGAGAACTACGACCTCTATGAGCCTTGGATGAAGTACTGCCGCAGCCACCGACGCACGCCGGGTGACCAAGTCATGATGGTCGTCGAGGAGATCCTGACGAAAGATGGGCTACTTTGAGCATAGCATTTGCCAACGAATAAAATGCCCTTATTTAATCAATGACACCGGGGGTCTGTATTGCAGGCACGGCTATCCCTGCAAATATGACGAAAAGGTCAACCTATGGCAGCGCCTCAAGGAAGCCGAAAGTGACATTAACATGCTTATTAATTTCATCCCAAACGGTTGGCCCATGCCGCTTGGATGGTCCGTGCTGGTGGCGCAAGTCAAGAAGCGGAGGGAGGGGCTGTTATGATCGAGATCAAACTGTGGCAACTAGTCTGCGCGATCGTCGCGGCGCTTATGGCGGGTGCAAACATCGGCTTCCTCTTCTTCGCCATCGTAGCCAACAGCAATTGCCGCGATCTACAGAGACGGGCGGATCGGGGAGAAATCTGAATGCTCTTTTCCCTTTCAGGCCCTTCTTTTTCTTCGGGTTCAAGTGCGATCGTTTTCCCCGGTCGGTTCGGCACTCCATTGATAAGAGCTTTACAACAATCTACGGAGTTCACTCGATGCCGCGGGTCCTTCCTCGGCCTCGACGCCGTGCGGAGACCCCGGGCTCGATTTTCGGCTCCGGAAAAATTCTAATTTCATTGGGAATTTGGGAAAAAATGAACACTGGATGGTGGTGGAGATGAAGGTTGAAATCGAACTCACTGGCGTCAGGGAAGCCATGAAGGTGCTGGACCCAAAACTCGTCACGGCAGCCTCCCGGTCGGCTGTCAAAAAAGTCTCTGACCAGTGCCGGACGCATATCTCGAAGATGATACGTGACGAGTACAATATAAAGGCGAAGGACATCAATAAACGGCTGAAGGTGGCAACCAGGGCCCGTGGCGACGAGCTTGAAGCGGAGATCACGGGTCTCGGTCGAGGGCTCCCTCTCTCCGCTTTCGACGCCAGGCAGGAAGGGGTGCGGACAAGGAAGGGGGAGAGCCAATATACGAAAAAAGCGCAGCGCGCCGGCTGGGGTAAGGCTGGCGGGGTGGTGAGCGTGTTGGTCAAACATGCATCCGGCCGTAAGCCCGTCCGCACGGAACCAAAGGCGTTCCTGACCAGATTCAAGTCAGGGCATCTTGCGGTAGCACAACGGACGGGATCGAATCGTTTGCCTATAAAGGAGCTCCTGGGCCCCGGCATTGCGCTGCTGTTTGGCTCCAAGAGAATCATGGCGGCGGCGAAGGATTTTTCGAAACTGAAATTCCGGGAGATATTCGAGCGCGAACTGAAATGGAGAAGCCGCTAGCCTGTCCAAAATGTCACAGCACATCATTGCTGAAATGGGGCCTGGGCGCCTCCGGGCGGCAGAAATATCGATGCGCGCTGTGCCGCCGGCAGTTCGTTGCCGGATCTGATCATTTCCTGGAACCGGAGAAGAAGGCGGTCGTCATGCGGCTCATCGAGGCCGGCGTCGAGCCGGCCAAGATCCGGGAGGCGATCCCGGACATTTCGTTGCGGTGGGTCTACGAATTGCGCAGAAGGCTGAAACGTGACCGACAGGGATGACGAGATCCGCAGACAGGTTCAGGAGAGGGTAGCCCGGGAGGCCGCGACGGTGCCGCCGGAAGAGCACCCAGGGCTTTCCAGCCAATTCATCCAGGAATGCCTCTTCGCAAACGAGCAGGGCGACGGCGTGCTCTACGCGACCCTGTTTCGCGATCGGTTCCTGTACTGCAAGAATACCATGGAATGGTACGAATGGCAGGGCCACTCCTGGAAGCGCGACATCATGAACCGATCGCTGGCCGCCGTCGAGGAGCTGGTGGCCCGTTATATGGCGGAATACAAGGCCCTGGGCGGGACAATCGCCGATCTAACGGCCGATGCGGAGGCGGACAACTCGAGGCAGATCAAGCGGCTCTCGGAGCTGCAGAAGCAGCTGCTCAAGCGGGTCAGCCAGCTGCGGGCGGACAAGCGCCGCACGGCGTGCCTGAAATTCGCGCACACGATCGACAACCCGCTGGCCATCGCCGGGGAGGAGTTTGACAACAAGCCCATGCTGTTCCCTTGCGCAAACGGAGTGATCGATCTCGAGACGGGGAGACTGCACGATGGCCGCCCCGGCGACTACCTGTCTTTATCCAGCCCGGTGCCCTTCCTGGGCATCGATGAGCCGGCGCCGCTCTGGGAGCGGTCCATCCGCGAGATCTTCAACGGCAACGAGGATCTTATCGCGTATGTCCAACGGCTCTTCGGGTATGCCATGACGGGACTCGTGCACGAAAAGGTTTTTCCCGTGCTCTATGGCCGGACCGGGTGGAACGGCCGCAGCCTCATCGTCGAGCGGATCGCATATTGTATGGGGGACCTGGCGGGATCGATCCCGGCCGAGATGCTGCTCTCGACAAAATTCGTGAAGGGCGCCGCCGGGCCTTCGCCGGACATCATGGGGCTCAAGGGGATCCGTTTTGCCTATGCGTCCGAGGTGGACGAGGGGCACCGGTTCTCGGCCTCGAGGATCAAGTGGCTCACCGGCAAGGACACCCTGGTCGGCCGCAACCCGCACGACAAGTACCAGACGCGCTTCACCCCCACGCACAAGCTGTTCCTGATGACCAACACGCAGCCCCAGGCGCCGCCGAACGACAAGGCCTTCTGGGAGCGGCTGCACCTGATCCCTTTCACGATCTCCTTTGTCACCAGGGAGCCGCAGGAGACGCACGAGCGGCCGGCCATCAAGGACCTGGACCAGCAGCTCGCAAAGGAGTACCCCGGAATCCTGTCCTGGCTCGTGCGCGGCTGCCTGCTTTACCAGAAGCACGGCCTGAGACCGCCCCGGGAGGTCACGGAGGCCACGGAGCTTTACCGCCGCAACGAGGACCTGCTGGCCGACTTCATCGACGAGTGCTGCGTCCGCGAGCCCGGGGCCAAGGAGAAGAGCTCGGCGCTCTACGCCCGCTTCGTCGACTGGTATCACGACAACATCGGGAAGAACGAGCCCAGCGGCACTTGGTTCGGAAAACAGCTCTCGCAGAAGTACGAGAAGAACAAGTCCGAGGGCGTCGTCATGTATCACGGCATCGCCCTGGCCGGCAATCAGGGAGGGTTGGAGGGTTAATATGGGTTTTCTGTTGTTTTTTGAAAAATCGCAAAAAAAAGAAGAAAGGGTAAAAAACCCTCCCTGTATCTACAACCCTCCCCAACCCTCCAGAAACTATCCCTGTTATCAGGGCTCTGCCGACATGGATTCAAGGTGCCGGTTTTATTCGGGGATCGACGTGGATGGATGGCATCAAAATTTGGAGAGGGAGGGTTGGAGCGTTTTTCAACCTTTTCCCCGGCTAACTGTTTTTGAAAAAGTTTCGTGCGATTAAATAGTAAAAAATCTCTCCAACCCTCCCTAAAGGCTACTTTTCAGGGGGGAACTATAAAATAGAATCATTATTATTGGAATGAAATTAAATAGTTATAAAAAAGGAAAAAAGAGGGAGGGTTTGAAAAGGGCAAGCCGATGAAAAATGTCCTGGAGCTGGCCGGCAAGCGGGTGCAACTTCGCAAGGCCGCTTCCACCCACGGCGGGGAGTGGCAGGGCCCATGCCCGGGCTGCGGCGGGAAGGACCGCTTTCACGTCTGGCCGAACCAGCGCGAGGGCGGAAGCTACTGGTGCCGGCCCGGGAAGGGCTGCGGGAAGTACGGCGACAACATCCAGTTTCTGATCGACTTCGAGGGGATGACCTTCCGGCAGGCCTGCAACGAGCTCCGGATCGACGTGCCCGAGCGGCCGGCCGGGTGGCGTCCGGACGTGCCGAGGCCGAAGCCGGCGTTCAACCCGGATACATCCGCGGCCCCCGGAGAGATCTGGCAGGAGCGCGCCGAGACATTCATTGCCTGGGCCCAGGGGCATCTCGAGAAGAACGCCGAGGCCCTCGCCTGGCTGGCGGCCCGCGGCATCGACGCCAGCACCGCGGCCGACTACCGCCTCGGGTGGAACCCCGGCGAGGACGGCAGGGACATCTACCGGGCCCGCAGCGCCTGGGGCCTTGCAGAGGAGCGCCGCGACGACGGCAAGCCAAAGGCGCTCTGGATCCCCGTGGGGCTTGTAATCCCCTACATCCGCGACGGGGTTATCCATCGAATACGGATCCGCCGCCCCGAGGCCGATCGCCGGTATATCGTCCTGCCGGGATCCTCGAAGTCCGTCATGCTTCTGGGCAGGGATCGCCGCGCATTCGTCGTTGTCGAAAGCGAGCTGGATGCCATTGCCGTGATGGCCAACAACCGGCTTGCCGGCGCCGTGGGGCTGGGTTCGGTCTCTGCCAAGCCGGACGCCGAGGCCGTCGAGGTCCTCCGCGGGGCCCTGCAGATCCTCGTTTCGATCGATTACGACGATCCGGGTGCGAAGGCCACAACCTGGTGGAAGGAACACTTCAGCCGCTGCGACCGCTGGCCCGTGCCCCAGGGGAAGGACCCCGGCGAGGCGTTCGCGATGGGGACGGACCTTGACCGGTGGATTCGGGCAGGGCTGCCGCCGGCGCTGACCATCGAGGAACCGGCCGCGAAGAAAGCCGCGGTGCCCGAGATGAAAGGGACCGACGGAAAGACAAGTCCGACATCCGGCGGGATCCTCTCGGCCCAGCTTCCGGCGGCGGTGATGGAGCTGCGCGAGCTGCTGCGCAAGAACCCGGGCGTGCGCATCATCAACACGCCGGAGCGATTCGCCGTCCTGCGGGACGGCAAGTACGTCGGCGGGCGGATCAACCACCTGGTCTTTCAGGACCCGCAGGTGCGGGACTACATCCTGGGGCACCCGGCCGGCGAGATCAGCTGGGAGAACCTGATCCCATGACAGACAATAGGCAAGAGCCCCCGGAGAGATGTTTCGACAACGTCGACGAGGTGATCGAATATCTCGCCGCCTGCGGCTGGGTTGCAAGGAAGTCGACGGTTTACCGGCACCGCAAGGAGGGAAAGTTTCTTCCGAAGGAAAACGGGAAGTATCGCCAGAAGGACATTGACCGATATGCGAGGAGTTTTCTCAGGGAAGCCGAGACGGGGCAGAAGATCAAGGCCCTCGAGGACCAGCTCCAGCGCAAGAAGCTCGAGCAGGAGTTGAAGAACCTGGAGCTCGAGCACGAACGGAAGAAATTCCAGCACGACAAGGAGCTCGGGAAATATATCGAGCGCGAGAAGATGGAGATCGAGCTGGCCGCCCGGGCGGGGATTCTCGAGGCGGGGCTGAAGCACTGGGTGCAGTCCAGGGCCGCGGACTGGATCCGGGCCGTGGGCGGCGACGTGCGGAAGGCGGGCGAGCTGATTAATGTGATGATCCGGGACCTGGACGAACACATCAACAATTACGCCCAGGCGAAGGAGTATGAGTTGGTGATCGACGGCGAGGAAGAAACCGAGAGGGACGACAACATCGCGAATTGATATGGCAACCGTCATCCGCATCCCCCGCTCAAAACCATGGATCCCGGACGCGCTTCGGCATGCCGCAGGCCGTCTGCGCTACAGGGTCTCTTTCAGCGAGTCGGAGCGCAAGGTCTTCCGCAAGCACAAGCGGATCCCGGTGTCGAGCTGGGCCGAGCGCTATCGCCACGTCACCATGTCCGTATTGCCGGGCCGATGGAAGAACGAGATCACGCCGTACCTCTCCGGCATCATGGACGCTTCATGGTTCCCGACCGTCCAGGAGGTCGTGATCTGCAAGGCCCCGCAAGTGGGCGGCACCGAGGCCGTCCTCAACTGCCTCGCCTACGCCATCGACCGAGATCCCGGCGCGGCCCTCGTCCTCTACCCGGACGAACTGACGGCCAAGGAGAACAGCCAGGACCGCATCCAGCCCATGATCAAGGGCAGCCCTCGGCTGCGCTCCTACATGACGGGCGTGGATGACGACGCCTCGTCGCTGCGCATCAACCTGCAGCACATGGTCATCTACATGGCCTGGGCCCGCAGCGCGCCGCGGCTGGCCAACAAACCGATCCGCTTCCTCATCTGCGACGAGGTCGACAAGTACGTCGACACGGCCGGCAGGCGGGAGACCGATCCCATCTCTCTGGCCGAGGCGCGGACGATCACGTACCGCTTCAGCCGCAAGATCTGGAAACTCTCGACGCCCACGACGGAGACTGGAAACATCACGAGGGCCCTGGCCGCCGTCCAGACCGTCTTCGATTACTGGGTGTGCTGCCCGGCCTGCGGCGCCGGCCAGAAGATGGAATTCAAACAGGTCAAGTGGCCGCGGGCTGCCGAGCCGGGTCCGGACGGCCGGATCCACTCCGAGGACCCGGCCGTCATCGAGGCGGGCAAGCTCGCCTGGTACGAGTGCCCGCACTGCCTTGCGCATTGGAACGACTACGACCGCGACGCGGCCGTTCGCGCCGGCGGCTGGCGGGCCCGTTCCGACGGCCGGTCGATGAAGGACGTGTTGCGGGAACAGCGCCCCGTGAAGATCGGCTTCCATATCCCGTCGTGGCTCTCCACCTTCGTGAGCCTCTCCACCGTTGCGGCGGCGTTTCTCCGGAGCCTCTCCGACATCAACGCCTTCAAGGATTTCCACAACAAGCACCTGGCGGAGCCCTGGAAGCTGACGGTCATCGCGGGAAACGAGGCGCAGATCCTGGCCGCGCGCTGCCCGCTGCCGGCGCAGACCGTGCCCGAGGAAGCCGTCGCGCTGACGGCGGGCGTGGACGTGCAGAAGAGCGGGTTCTGGTTCGTCGTGAAGGCCTGGGCGGCAAGCGGAACCAGCTGGACCATCCATTACGGGTTCCTCTCGACCTGGG